TCCGGTCAAGGACGACGACATTGAAAGCGTGACAGCGCCGGACGGTTCGCCGATCGATGGCTACGAAATCGAAAACCGCAGCGGCAAGCTGCAGTTGTTTTCCGGCTGGTCGGAACCGATCCGCATCACCTACACCGGCGGCTATAATCTGCCGGGCGAAGCCCCGCCAGCACTCAAGCAGGCATTGGCGATCATGGTAAGCGCGGCACGCGTGGCACAGACACGTGAGTTGACATCAGGCATGCGCAGCATCTCGCACCGGGAGTCACGTGTGCAGTTCTTCGACGCCAACGCGGCACAGGCCAAGCAGGGCGGCAGCGGCCCGCTGGGCATGGCGGGCGAGACCGTTAACGCGCTGCTTTATCACTACATTCGTTTCCATGTTTAGCATCGAGGTGCATGGCGCCGATGAACTCGTCGCCAAGCTGGACCGCTACACCAAGCAGATCGACGATGAAGGCAAGGAAATGCTGCCGCACACAGTGCTGGAGTGGCAACGCGAGGATATGAAGCGCAAATATCCCAACCAGCAGACCGGCTCACTTGGCAACGGGGCCGAGACGTTTGTGCTCACGACGATCTGGCCGCGTTCACGCACCTACATTCGCAAGACACGCAAGGCGCCGAGAAAGGCCGGTCAGCGAATCTTCGCCGGGCCGCGCGCGGTTGGCGGACACCGTCCGATCCTGCGCCCGGAACTCTACGACAAGCTCGCTGATCGCATGAAAGCGATGATGGAGAGGGCGCTGCGGTGGCCGTAAATTTCGACGTCGTGCTGCAGTCGCCGATCTTCGACTTCTTCGCAATACCTTGCACGTTCCGGCCACTGAAATCGCAGCCGGGCGCGGATGACTACGGCGGGCGCGGCATTCTCAACACTTATATGCTCGACGTGGTCGGGCAGGACGGCGCGATCTATTCCGATCAGCGCACAATCCTCGACATCCGCGACAGCGAATTCACGATCATGCCGCAGCAGAACGATCGCGTGGTCATTCCACTGGATTGCAATGGTGCGCCGAAGGGTGAGTACCAGATCGTCGATTCAACCAGCGACGGCGGCGGGCAGACCTGTCTGACCATCCGCAAATACGAAACGATTATGTAAGGTCTGCATCGCCATGGGCGTGACGGATACCCAGAGTTATTCGCTGGTGATCCGCGACGTATTTTTTGACGCGCTTGGGCGCGATCCGTTTTTTGAGTGCTACAAGAAACGCAAGACCAAGATGTTGACGGTGCAGCCGGACCTGCTGCCGTTTCTCGGCGTCTACATCATGGACGAGACCATGCTGCCGGACGGCGATCTCAACGCCGGATTCTATGATTTCATCCACACGCTGCGCATCGGCTTCTCGGTCATAATTGCCAACAACGATCAGGTCGTAGCCGAGAGCCAGATCGACGCGGCGTTCTGGCGCATCATGCATGTGCTGTGGACCGACCAATACATCATCAATGTCATCGACACCTACAATCCCCATCTCGGGTCTGGCAACCCGGACAATGTGCGCATCGAAGGCATCTCGCGCGGCGTGCGCCGTCATGTCTTTGGGACAGCGCAGTTCAACAACGAAACCCCGCTCGCCGAACTGCAATACGACGTGAGCGTGCAGTACCGCTCCATGTGGTGGCCAACAATCGTCGACACGTTCGACGAGTACGACATGCGCACCGGCATCAAGATCGGCGAGACGCAGGAGCAGATGGATCAGCGTCAGCAATTCAATATGAACATCAAGTTCGATAACCCGGCTCAGAAAGCGAAGCCGAAGCAGAAGGAGCACAAAGATGGTTGAAGCAAATGTAAAGGTATCGCTCCGCGGGCAGCGGCGGCGCGAGCGGTTGGAGAGGCTCAAGGCTGCACGACCAAATGTCGGTGTCCGTGTGGTGCCGACCGATGACAAGTACCGCAAGCTCAAGCATCCGAACGGCGTTGGCTTCCGGTCCGAGGGCAGCGTGGAGTGGCCAAACGACCGCTTCACCAAGCGGCGTCTTGCCGAGGGAGTGATCAAGGTCGAGGAGCAGGGCAAGGCGCAACAGAAACCGGCGGTACGCAAACCCGAGCGGGCCGAACTCTAAAACAGCGCGAACACTAGAACTGCAACAGCGGCCCGTCTTTCGGCGGGCCGTTCGCATTCAGGAGATAGGAGCAACAAATGCCCATCAGTTTTGCCAACATTCCGGCCAACATCAAAGTCCCATTGTACTGGGTCGAAGTCGACCCATCGATGGCTGGTCTGCCGAACATCAACCTGCGTGCGTTGATGGCCGGTGTCATGACGGACGGCGACGCCGAGCCGGACGTGCCGATCCCGATCGGCAGTCAGGCGCAGGCCGAGCAGCGCTTCGGTATCGGCAGCGAACTCGCGCGCATGTTTGCGGCGTACTACGCCAATAACTTTGCGAACGAAGTCTGGGGTTTGCCAGTTTCCGAACCTGCCGCGGCGGTGAGCGCCACTGGCGTGATCACGATCGCGACTGTGCCGACAGGCGCTGGCACCATTCATCTCTACATTGCTGGTACACACGTGCCGGTCAATGTCACGCCGAGCGATACGGTCGATGGCATTGGCCAAGCGATCGAGGACGCCATCAATGCCGACGACAGCCTGCCGGTCACGGCGGCGGCTGTCGCCGGTGCGGTTACGCTCACGTCGACCTTCAAGAGCGTGAATGCCAACGACATCATGGTGTCGCTCAATCACCATGGCAGCCGCGGCGGCGAAAATCTGCCGGTAGGGCTCGGCATCACACTGCCTACAAACGGTCACTTGACCGGCGGCACCGGCGTGCCGGATTTCGGCCAAGCCATCCTTAATATGGGCGAAGAGCCGTTCGAGTACGTGGCGATGCCGTACACCGATGCCACGTCGTTGTTCGACTGGGATCAGGAATATGGCTTCACCGACAACGGACGCTGGGGCTGGCAGCGCCAACTGTTCGGCCATGTGTTTTCCGCCAAGCGTGAGACGTATCCCAACCTCGTGTTGTGGGGTGAAACGATCAACAGCCCGGTGGAGAGCGTCATGGCAGTCGAGCCATCGAGCCCGTCGCCGGTATTCGAATGGGCAGCAGCCTATGCGGCCAAGGCGCAGCGCGCGCTGATCAACGATCCTGCGCGTCCGTTGCAAGCTCTGACCTTGAACCAGATCAAGTCGGCGCCGATCCATACCAGATTTGATTTCAATGAAATCAACAGCCTCGCCTCGAACGGGCTGGCGATCCAGAAAGTCGGCGCTGACAACCAGCCGATGATCGCCCGGGAAAACACGACGTACCAACTGAACCTCTACGGTCAGACGGACGACGCGTATGAACTGGTGACCACGCTGGCCACACTCGCGAAGCTGCTGCGCAATCAGCGGCACGCGATCACAACCAAGTATCCGCGGCACAAGCTCGCCAATGACGGGACCAAGTTCGGCCCCGGGCAAGCGATCGTGACGCCCGGCATCATCAAGGGTGAACTGATCGCGCAATACCAGCAGGACATGTTCTCCGGGCTGGCCGAAGATATGCGCAACTTCAAGCGGTATCTGATCGTCGAACGCGATCCGAACGATCCTAACCGGTTGAACGTGCTTTATCCGCCGGACTTGATCAATCAACTGCGCATCTTCGCGGTGCTTGCGCAGTTCAGGCTGCAGTTCGATCGCGGCATTGATCAGGAAATCATCGGACCGGCGCAGCCGCCGTTCAATGCGGCATCCGCTGCCGCCAGCGCTTAAACCGCCACTGTTAAGACAAAGGAGAGTCAAATGGCACCCAGAATTGCGGGCATCGCGTTTCTGACTGTGGACGGTCAGCAACTGGCGTTGCGAGGAAACTTCACCGTAAGTCCAAGCCCGGTCGAGCGCACAATGATTGCCGGACAGGACGGCGTGCATGGCTATCAGGAATTGCCACGCGTGCCGTACATCGAAGCCGACATCACGACTATGCCGGGCTTCTACCTCGAAGAACTGATGAGGCAGACAGACACCACCGTGATCGCGCAGTTGGCGAACAGTATGCAGTACACGCTCACTGCTGCCACCTGCAAAGGCGGCTTTGAGAACAACACACGCGACGGCCAAGTGCGCGTCCGCTGGGAGGGCGTAACCTGTGAAGAGGTTGCGATATGACACAAAACGGAAGAGGCCGCGAAGGCTTCGTCGAAGAGCATTCGCAAATGCCTCCTCCGGCTCCAGCGGAAGTCATTCCGCCTGAGCGGAAGGAGGCGAGGCCGGGGGTGCAGCGGGCGGCGCCGCCGCCGGAGCTTGAACCGTCACCTGCGGATCAGCCACCGGAGCCGATGGACGAGTGGCCGATCAGGGTCAAGCTCCTCTACAAGCCGATCCGCAACAACAAGAACGAGGAAATCCGCGAGGTGACATTGCGCGAACCACGCGCCGGGGACATCAATCGTTATGGCAACCCGGTGCGTGTCAATCAGGAAGGCGACGTGATCATCGACGAGCGCAAGATGACATATATCATCGCGGCGCTCTCAGACGTGCTGCCGCCTTTCATCGAGATGATGGACCCACGTGACTGGAACAGCGTGGCATATCGCTTGCGCCGTTTTTTCTTGCCCGATCCAGCGGCTTGGTAGGCGACGAGGATGAGATGATCCTCGACTGCTACCGGCTCGCCCGCTGGTATCACGTGAGCCCGGATGTCTTTCTTGCGATGTCAGTCAGTGAGGTTGCGCTGCATCTGCGGCGCACGGCACAACTCGATCGTCAACAGCAATCGTTCAATGGCGAAGAAGACTAGATGCCATCAGAAACTGAAGAACTGAGACTTGTCGTCAACCTGACCGACAATGCGTCGGCTGGCATCTCCCGGCTGCGTGCTGAAATCAACCAGCTTGGCAGCGGCGCCAGCGGGCAGGCGCTCGACAAGTTTCAGCGCGATACCGAGAAGGTTGGCCAAAGTGTCAAGGGGCTCGGCAGAGAGGCCGGAGCTACGGGCGGGCTCTTACATGGCGCACTTACGCTCGGCATGCGGGCTGTTGGCAGTGCCATTGTTGGCGTTACTGGCGCGATCGCTTACCAAATCGCCACCATCCCGCAATGGGCGAGCGAATTGCGCAAGGCCGCGGATCAGGCGCAAAGGCTCGGATTAAACACCACGCAGTTCCGCGACGTGGTCTCGCAATTACAGGCGCAAGGTGTGTCAGCCGAAGCGGCAACGGCATCGATCGCCGGAATGACCGAGGCCATCGCCGATCTCAGCCGGGCTGGCAGCCAGTTGCGGCTCGACCTGATTAGCAAAGGACAGGGTGGCGAAGAATTCATCGATCGCCTGCTCAAAGCGCAGACGGTTGCGGAGCGAATGAACATCATTCGGGAGGGAGGCGAGAACGTCTACCAGAATGCGCTGAGAGAAACCGGCAGCCAGATCGAAGCGGCTAACCGGCGCCAGTTATATTGGAATAAGTTTCATTTCGATGCCCAGATGGCAAACAAAAAAAACGTCGAAGAAATTTCAAAACAAGAGCAGGTCCGTCAGAAGCAACTCGAACAGCATGCGAAGGATTATGATGATCTGTCGGGCAGGGTTGGCCGCAAGTGGGAGAAGTTCCTCGATGCGGTGAAGGACCCTGCGATCGGAACAAGCGGTCCATTTTACAGGATGCTGGTGCTCGCGGAGCGCATTCTCGATAAATACACCACCGAGACGGTCGATCGTAACAAGCAAGACCCGAATGAACCGATCCTCGGCGGCAAATCCGTACTCGACTACTATTTACAAGGGCCAACGCGAGCGGAGAAGCGGGTTCAAAAACGGGCGGAGGAGATTCAGAAAGATGTCCCGTTCCTTGCCTCGCCGATCAGCTATTCGCCGGGCGGCGGTGGCGGATACATGCCGACAGGCGGCAATTACGGATCATCCGCATCCGACTACATCAAGTGGCTGGCCGAAAACACCAAACAGTTGGCGCGGCTGAACGACAAGCTCGACTACGTCACGGCGCCCGGTCTGCAGCCGACAAGCGGTGGCGGATTTGGCGGCATGGTGCAGAAAGCAAGTCTTGGTGGCCCAGCCGGTCCTCCGATGGACTTCGGCGCCGGTCCTGCTCCGGGCCGCGGATTTGGCGTAGGTCCACCGGGAACAGGTGCGGGTGCGCCAGCAGATGGCGGAGGTCCGACCTTTCGTCCCGGTGTTAGGCCCGGAGGCGCGGCGCAAGGAGGCGGTGATGGTGGTCCACCGCCGCCAATGGGCGAGGGTGCGAGGAGGGCGATCGCTGGAGAAGTCGACAAGAGTGGCGGCATGTACAATTATTTTCAGAAGACCGGGGCGGCGAAGCCGACACGCAGCCAACTGGAAACGCTGCAGACGCCCTACGGCAAGATCGCTGTTCACCCGCAGGCGGCAGCGGATTTTGCTGGCTTTACCAATGAACTGAAAGAATCAGGAGCACCGATCAAACGGTTCGGTTCATACGCCGATCGCCAGAAGCGGTGGGGCGGCGGCACGTCATCGCATGCCTATGGTGCGGCGCTCGACATTGATGATCAAGTGCAACTGTCGCCTGCAATGAAGAAGTGGATTTCGGAAAATCCAGAGAGATGGGAAGCGATCAAGCGGAAGTGGAACATCGGTCAGCCGCTGACCGATAAATCAGGCACAGGTGGCAAAGACCCCGGGCATGTCGAATGGAAGGGCCCGCACGGCAGCAAATTTGCGAAAGATGGAGAGACATCGGTTGGACCCGGTACCGGCAAAGGTGCTGGTCAGACATCTGCTACCGGTCCGACTGCTGGCGGTGCGCTGGGCGCTGGGCGCGGCGGTGCCGTTGATCCAGCCGCACTGGAAGGCCGACTGACGGATTACATCAGAGGCTCCGGCCTCGAAGGCTTGGTGCCCGAAGACGCGGCGCGTTACGGCATCAAGACCGGTTCGGCAGAAGAGTGGGCGAGCCTGATGAAGGGCATCGCCGAACGAGAGAGCAGCTACAATGCCGGGGCGAGAGGCGACAGCGGTGCCTCGCATGGACTGTTTCAGTTGTCGCCGCAGGACGCCGTCACCTACGGCATTCGCAAGACGCCGTTCACCGACAAAGAGTTGGCCGATCCAGATTTCAACGCGCGCATGGCGGTTATCATTGCCGCCAAACGTGCGCGTGCTGGCGGCATCGGTGGCCGCGAGGGCATGGCCAAATACTGGGCCGGGCGGAAAGGCTATCTGGCGCGCGGTGACGTTGCTGCGAATGCAAAAGCTGCTGCCGCTGTCGGCGTTACGACCGACGAAGCGCAGCGGACTGGCGCACCGATCGAAACCGATCCAAAAGCTGCCGCAAACTGGACTGCGCTCAACAAGGCAATGAAAGAGGCAATGAATCCTCCGGGTTTCCGCGAGGAGGCGCCAAAGCCCGGCCCCGGCGGCGCGAACATCGGTGGCAGTTTGAAGTCATTCGAGGGCCAATTTGAGAGTCAGCTAGAAAAGTATGGTGACCCCACGGATTGGCCGCAGCGCGGCGGTAAGCCGGGCGAATTTTATAATCCAAAGACCGGTCAGCCACAGGGTCAACCAGTCAATTACGAAGACTGGCGCAACCAAATCGATCGCTCGCAGGCAGGCACGGCCAAGGTCGAAGGCACAGGCAAGATCACGGTCGACGTCAACGCGCCCAAGGGCACCAACGTGGACGCTTCGGGTGGCGGCTTATTCAAGAAAACCGAGATCAATCGGCAAACTCAGATGGAGCCAGCACGCGTTGGTCCGCCAATGGACGCGGTTTCAATATGACCGACAATTCCTTCACCGAGAAAGAGTGGATCGTGATGGGGATGGTCTTTGTCGGCGCCGTCTTCCTGATCCTGTTTTCCGCTAACCTCATGCGATGAGATAAATGACATCGATTCTTGACTTACGGTATGGCCGCGATCGGGTGCCCAGTGCATGGCGGGCTTTTCTGAAGCCAGCATCATTCAGGGGTGTCAGGTTTCATTGTCAGGCCGACTCACGTGAAAGCGGTCGGCGAATTGTTGAACACGAATTCCCAAAAAAAGAATTGCCGTACGCGGAAGACATGGGGCGGCGCGCGAAATCGTTCGGGTTGCGCGGCTACATCATTGTGTATCCGCATGACGAAGATAATAACCCGCTTTATAAGACCGATTACAGAATTCAACGCGACCTGTTGCGCAATGCGCTCGAACGGGAAGGTCCCGGCGCGCTTATTCTTCCGACCGCAAAAGACGTCGAATTTGCTGTCTGCACGAATTACAAACTGACCGAAGAATCGCGGTTCGGTGGTTTCTGTGTGTTCGACATGACGTTCGTAGAATCCGGTATCGATCCGCAGCAGATTGAGCCCAACGACGATACTCGCGGCAAACTGAATGATGCTGCCGATGGCGTGGCTGTGGATGGTGTCGATGCTTTGGGCAAACCGGATGACTGGGATGGTGATTTGACTGCTGGCGGTTGGGGCGATGTTGCATCCAGCGGCCCATCCGGCGAAGCCATAGGCGAAACGCCGCCATGAACCGGGGAAATGCAACCGAGGCTGCCGCTATCGTCGCACGCATGATGGAGAATCTGCTCGGTACGGTATCGCCGAAAGGACGCGCCGGTTCCGACGCCAGAACGGCGATCAATGATGTGCGCATGCGTGCCTTTACTCTTCTGATGACTGAGACATTGGGACCGCCGCTTGCAATAGCGTTTGGCAGTGCGCGTCTTGCTGGTTGCACGCTGACCGCGATCATCGGTGTACGTCAGCAGATCGAACTGGAGACACCACGGTTACCGGGCGCGATCTTGGTGCGCAATGTCGGTCTCAATCTCTGTCTTGCCGTGGAGGGCAAGATCATCGCCGAGATGACATTCGTTAGCCGACAGGACGTTGAGACATTGAAAGCGAATATCTCGCCATCATTCGCCAGAGCCGAGGAACTCGCTGCTGACTCGATGGATTCGCAGACTTATCAGGCGCTGATACGGCTGCATGCAGCGATCAACAACCATCTGATACGCACGGCACTGCCGCTACCGCGCGTGGTCGACTATCGATTCTTCGAGCCGTTGCCGACACTGATCTTGGCATATCGGCTTTACAGTGATGCCAGCCGAGCCGACGACATCAGAAAAGCGAACAAGATCGTGCATCCGGCGTTCTGTCCGCCGACCGGAAAAGCGCTTGCGGTTTGACCGATGCCAAAACCGGAAGAAACTGCGGTTCTCGCTGTCAATGACATGGAATTCGAGGATTGGGAAACCGTTTACGTTCACGGACGCCGCGGCGATTCGTTCAGCTATTTTCGTTTCACGGCAGCGGAACGCGACGATATAGATAGATTAGTGCAGATACCGCCGTTCAATATCCCGCTCTGGCAGAAGCTGCAATTTAAGCCGGGCGACGCGTGCCAGATTTACCTCGCGGGACAGCAGGTCATCAACGGGTTCATCGAAACCCGGCAAGTGGCCTACAACGCCAACAGCCACGGCGTCGAACTGATCGGCAAGAGCACGACCGCATGGGCGGCTAAGTCGAGCGTTGATCATCCGACCGGCAACTTCGACAACATGAATATCTTCGAGGTCGCGCAGGCGTGCCTCGCGCCGTACGGGCAGCCGCTCGTGCCCATTGGCAAACTGGATAACACCCGATTTCCTAAACTGCAGTGCAACCCGGGCGAGACGGTCTGGGATTTTCTGGAACGCATCGGGCGCCCACGCGGCGTTATCATCGGCACGGATGGCAAAGGAAATTTTCTGCTCATCGGCCAGCATTCGATCCCGGTGTCCGGCCAGTTGATCGAAGGCAAGAACATAAAAGCGTGTCAGTGCGTCATCACCAACGAATATGCCTACGAAAAATTCGACATGCGCGCGCAGCACGCGGCGGACGATCAAAATTCTGGTCCTAAAGCCAGCGAAATGAAGGCTGTGGTCAGCGGCGCACCGGTGCCGATGAAGAGCAAGCTGATCACGCCAGCCGGGCAGCCGGTGAGAACTGAGCAAGAATTGTTCGCGATGGCGCGCAATGAAGCGAAGTGGCACAACGCAACGATCTATACCGCGACCGTAACCGTGCAGGGATGGTTAAGCGACGGCAAGAACTTATGGCGCCCCGGAGATACCGTTTATCTCTACTCGCCGATGATCATGGCGGATCAGCACATGGTGATCGAGCAGGCGATCTTTACGCAGGACGACAAGAACGGCACGCAGACCCAGATGGTTCTTAAATTTCCGTGGGCGCTCAACAATACGAATTTTGACATGCGCAATCCGAACATGGGGAAACCGGGCGGCGAGCCGGTCACCGGAGCAAGCGCTTGAACCAAAGGAGGCAAGAGCAATGCATCGCGCTACACCGTTGAATTCATCGTTTCGCGGCTACGTCGCAGGAGGCGCCCGCTCAGTGGTCGACAAAATCGACGACAGCAAGTTGATACAGGAGATGTCCGGCAATTTCATGAAGGGTGAAACCCGCAGTGCGGTTGAATCACCGCAGAATTACGGCTTCACCTCCGTCGCCCACGAAGCGACGAAGGATGCGATGGGCAGGATCATCGACGGCGCCGAGGTTGCCATGAGCTTCATCGGCGGCAATCGTTCGTATCCGATCGCTGGCAACATGGACGACCGGCGGCATCGCCTGCTCGGGCTTGAGCAGGGCGACAGTGCAATGTTTCGCGGCAAGGGTGACAAGCAGCAATTTCACATGACCACTGAAGGGGGCTACTGGTCGGCACCGCAGAACAAGACTGTGCGCATGCAACTGGTGCCAGCCGACAGCGAGGACAACGCCTCGCCGCATGTCGGCGCGGTCTCGGTGCCGGTGCCGACAACAACGGCAGAAGGCGGACAGGCTGGACAAGGCCAACAGCAACAACAGAAGAAGGGGCAAAAGCCGGTCTACAAGGACGGCAAGGACGGCTACCGCTACGTCGACGTCACGGCGAACGAAACGCGCGCTTCTGGCCAGAACGTGCGCTCATATCTGCACGACAAGAAATGCTACTGCGACGTCAACGAGGACAAGAACATGTATTGCGGAGGGCAGAAGGGAAAGAACCAGTTTGATCTGGTCGTGACGCTGTCCGGCCCTGCGGTGAATGTATGGGGACGGCTTGATCCGCCATGACGTCGATCGTCCCCGATGTCAGGATTGTCCAGAACAACCAGTTCCCCAAATACTCGGTCACGTGCGACTGGCAACTTCTGTCGGACGGAACACTGGACGACCGGCAGGCACTGGCAAGCGCCGTGGTGGTGGCGCTCGGTACCAACGCACTCGCGGCAACTGATGACGTGCTGCCGGACCCGGACAGCAGCGATCGCGAAGGCTGGTGGGGCGATCTTGATGCTGCTGCGATCTGGGACGGCTGGCCGATCGGCAGCAAGCTCTGGCTGCTGCGTCGATCCAAGATCATCTCATCAAGTGCCCGGCAGGCTTCAACCGCGGCGCTGGTCGAGACTTATTTGCGCAGTGCCATCCAGCCGTTTGTCAATCGCAAGATTTGTACGGCATTCGACGTGTGGGTGACACGCGTCACCGAGCAGCGGATCGATGCGCTGGTCCGACTGTTTCGCGGACCGCAGCCGGAGATCGAGCTTCGCTATTCGATCTTGTGGGATGAGATGGTGCAGGATCAGGAGTAATCGATGCCGTGGTCGACACCGACATTGCGCGAGGTGCGCAGCCTCGTGCGCGACGCTATTCATGCATCGCTGCCCGGTTCGGACGCAAACGTGCCCAACAGCGTATTGCGTGTCCTCTCCGACAGTCAGGGCGGGCTTTGCCATCTGACCTTGCAATATATCGATTGGCTGGCGCTGCAACTTTTGCCGGACACCGCGGAGACCGAGTGGCTCGACCGCCACGGCAAGATTTGGCTGGTGAATGCTGACGGCTCGACCGGACGCAAAATCGCCACCCTCTCGATTGGTAGTGCCGACTTCACCGGCAATGCTGGTGCGATCGTGCCGCAGGCCACTCAACTCGATAGTGCAGACGGGGTTAGTTTCGAGACGACCGAGACCATTACACTTGGCCCCGGCGCCCCGACGCGAGGGGCGATCCGCGCACTCGATCCGGGCGCGATCAGTAACCTGCCGAACGGCACCGGGGTTGGGCTTCCGAATGCGCCGCCGGGGGTCGATGCGACGGCGACTGTGTACGGGCTTTACGGCGGCACCGATACCGAGACCGACGAGGAGCTTCGCGATCGCGTTCTCAGGCGCATCCAGCAGCCGCCAATGGGCGGCGATGCAACCGATTACGAGCAATGGGCACTGGCAGTTCCGGGTGTCACCCGCGCATGGTGTGCGCCGCTGGAGATGGGCATCGGTACGGTCACCGTGCGCTTTCTGATGGACGAACTGCGTGCCGACAACGACGGTTGGCCGACCGAACAGGACATCATAAACGTCCAAGCCTATCTCGATAGCCAGCGACCGGTGGCGGTGAAGGATTTCTTTGTCGTGGCGCCGATCAAACAGTCGATCGACTTTGTGATCGATGCGCTCGACCCAGACACCAGTGAGGTGCGCAACGAGATCGAAGCCAGCGTTCGCGAGATGCTGCGCACAGCCGCCGGACCGGGACAGACAATTTTTGCGGCGTGGAAGAATTACGCGGTCATGAATTCGCCGCACATCGTTTCATTCAGGCTCGTCAACAATGTTGATGACATCATGCAGTCACCCGGACACATGGCTGTGCTTGGCGACATCATCTACGACGACAAACCGCCGCTTGGGCCGCCATGACTGATCGGCATATCCGCCGGTCCGGCAGCGACTATGCGCAAGCCTACCTGTCACTGTTGCCGCAAGGTCAGGCATGGCCGCGGCATCCTGAGAGCACCCTCGTTCGCTCGGTGTTCGGCCTCAATGATTATTGGGGCTTCGTCGATAGCCGCGCCGCCGATCTCTTGGAACGCGAGAGCGATCCGCGGCTGACGCTCGAACTGCTGCCGGATTGGGAACGGAATTGGGGTCTGCCGGACCCATGCTTCCCAGAGACGCCGACCATTGAGGAGCGGCGCAATATGCTGCTGCTCAAGATGACGCTGCTCGGCGGACAGAGCCGCGCCTTCTTCAATGAAGTGATGGAGTGGCTCGGCTATCACGTCGTCATCAAAGAGTTTGCTCCGTTCATGGCCGGGATCAGCCGCGCCGGAGACACGAGGCCATCGCCGGAGCAGAATTTCCGTTGGTACATCGGCCCGCCGGAGATGCGGTTTTATTGGACCATATTCCCGGCAACCGTTTCCTTGGTCTGGTTTCGGGCCGGGCAGGGGCAGGCTGGCGTCGATCATCATCTCGAAATCGGATTGACCGAGACGATCAACTGTCTGCTGGAACGATGGAAGCCAGCGCACACTGACATCGTCATGGACACGTCATCGCTCGCTTTGGGCGGGCCGATGCAGGGCACACCGTAGAGAGGGGTAAGCATCCGTGAAATACGTCCAACCGTATGGCATCACCGACCCAGAAGCGCCGTATATCAATGGCGATCCATCGCGTGCCATCCAAGGTTCGATCCCGCCTGCTGCGGTGTTCGAAAATCCACAACGTGAAATCGTAGCGGTCATCGAGAGCGGCGCGATCATCCCCGCCGACAACGATCTGACACAGATGCTGCGATCAATCCGCAGCCAGCGCATGAACTATGCGCTGGCTCTAAACACAACGACCGGTGAGGAAAACGCGATCACGGTCGAATTCGATCCTCCGGTTGCCGACACAATGACACCCGGCATGCCGATCCGCGTGAAAGTCGCACAGGACACCACCGGTCCATGCTCGCTGGAAACCGATGGCGTACAGCATCCGCTGCGCCGCATGGACGGCTCCGAACTGGAAAGCGGCGACCTGCTCGGCGGCACCGTATTTGAAGCGGTGTGGAACGACACCTATTGGGAGATTGTCAACTTCCGCGCCGCAGGTGGCGGGACGGGCGGCGGCACAATCAACAACTACATCACGAAAATTCCCTACGCGGTCGATACCGGGACAACCGCGAACCACCTCATTGCCGCCTTCACCCCGGCGATCACCACGCTGACACCGGGAGATTTGGTTGAGGTGAAGCTGGCTAACACGGTGACCGGCGCAACCGACATCGTCGTCAACGCGCTGGCGGCGAAGTCGATTGTGCGCGGCAATGGTCAGCCGCTGCAGGCAAACGATGCCGTCACCGGACAGATCATGCTGCTGTCCTATCGCGACGATGGTCAGTTCCAATTCACCGGCATCATCCCGCAGTCTTTCAGCGGCTATGGCTTGCCGATTGGCTGTATCGTGCTCGTGCTCGGCAACGTCGCCATACCGGGGACGATCAAACTCAACGGCGCGATGATAACGCGCGTGGCGCATCCCGGCCTGTGGACCTACGCAAACGGCAGTAATCGTATCGTCAACGAGAGCGACTGGCAGACCGCAGGTCAGCGATTGTGGACGGC